CCACTCCACACCTTGCGCAATGGCATATTCAAGTATTCCCTTTGCGTGAGCTTTAGCTATTGCCTCTTGCCATTCTCTGTCAATCATTAACACAGCATCGTTATAATTGGTAAAAAATCCATTTTCTGTTAAAACTGCTGGCACCTTTGTTGCAGTAAGCATTTGAAACCTTGCTTCTTTATCAAGGTCACTATCACTATAATCATGCCGATGCACCCAGCCTGGCGTAGCATCTTTTATTTCATTGCCTATCATGGTAGCAAGGAGATCTGACTTTGTTTCACCGGGAGAGGTAAACACTTCCCATCCTCTGGCAGTTGTTGAAGATGCCGCATTGCCGTGAATGGATACAAGTATAGTTGCTTTGCCTAATGTAGAATAGCTATTTACAAGTTGACATCTTTTATTTAAAGATGTGTCGTTAATAGGCTCGTAAACTTGTTTAACCTGGAAGCCATAGTCAAGAAGGAACTGCTCAAGAAAGTTGGCAACAGAGCGATTGAACACGCCTTCAAAAAACCATCCATAAGAATGAAACTTACCATGCTTATGCTGGAAGCACTTTGATGGATATGTAACATATTTATCAGGCCCTATCCCTTTTTTTAACCCACCATGCCCAGCATCCACGCATACTACAAAATCATTTGCTTTCATATTTTTTATTATTTTTAAGGGGAATAGAAATCAATCTACTCCCCTCGGCTGCCTAAGGTAGCGAATCCTGCTGCGCCTATAACTTAAATCCAATCAATGCGAAAGCCGCACCTACGATTGATAACTTTGCAGGTAATTTTACCTCAATTTCCTTTCCAGCGCATTCCCTCGATGTCTCCTTTATCTTATCCCAAATGATTTGAGCAAGTTGGATATATTCCCTCCACGTGAATTTCACCTTGTTGCCCTCAAGATGAACGTTTATCTCCGAAGCCAGCTCCGCAAAGTTCATTGAGTAACAAGCCACATCACCCATTGGTGACTTTATTCCATCTGCGCATTTTTCAATGCCTCTTTTAAATTAGTCTGCATATTATTTATTTTAACGATTAAAAAAACGTGTGATTAAAACGCCAAGATTTACGCCTGTAATGCGTTTAATATTTTCCGAAATAGAATAAAGCTCCACCGTTGCTATTAAAAACGCCGCCATGTACGTAATGTTGAATGGAAGGGAAAAAGTATTTCTTGCACCCTCGAAAATCAGTATGCCACAGAAATAAACGACTATCTTTTCCATTGTTCTGTAAAGTTCTTTGTTATTTATCTTTTGTTGCTCTTTCTTTGCAGCCAGAATTCCGGTTCCCATGTCCGCAAAAACCACGAAAATTGTAAATATCAAGAATCCTTTAATCGGTATGAAAAATGAAAATATCCAGCCACAACAAATCGCGTATGTTATTTTTTCATAACCAAGGTGCAAAAAGTTTATTAAGGTTGTTTTCATGTGTTTTAATTATTAATTTTCGCTTCTTTGCATCATTATCCAATTTGTACCATCGCTTACAAGTGTAACCGCTCTATTAGTTGTTGGATTTAAAATAGATGTTACAGGACTTCCAGTAGGAGGCGATGTAAAAGGAATAATATTTGAAGAAAAAGATATTATTTGACCTGCCCCTGATTGGCGAATATGTAATTCTTTTCCAGGATAAGTAGCTGCATTTGGAAGAGTTATTGTTGTCAAAACACTTGTATTTATATCCTGCCATGTGGTATTTACACTTACTGTAAAAGATGAACTCGTAGAATAAGCATAATTTCGCTCTAACCAATTAGTTTTTACTCTTCCTCCAAATGTACCTGTAGAACTTACATCTAATGTACCTGTAAATGTTTTGTTTCCTGCAAAACTTTGAGTAGTAGTGTTTACTACTCCCGAAGATGCAGCACCTGCATCTGTAATAGTAATGTTAGGCGTAGTACCTCCCGAAGATGATAAAGGCGTAGATGCAGTAACGCTTGTAACTCCTCCACTTGTTGCGCTTAATATACCACCCGATAAAGATAAACCACTACCTAATGTAACTGTAGCAAATCTATCTGTAGAAGATAATCCTGCGAGCCTTGTAGCTTGATAGGTGTAATTTTTAAAAAAAGCTATCCCATTAAATTGAGTATATCCTTCAAATACTTTATCTCCACTAAATTGCTGTGTTCCTGTTGAGCTTACAATTCCAGCAGTTCCAAAAGCCGCAGTAGCTACACTTATAACTGGTGTTGTACCTCCTGTTGATGATATTGCACCACTACCACTAACAGAGGTAACAGTGCCTGTGGGAATAGCCTGTGTAGAAAGTAAGCCGCCAGAACCTGCAACAACCATTCGAGAGCCTGTGCCAGCAAGATTTGATAAAGTCGTTGCGCCTGTGACACCGAGAGTGCCGTAAAAATTAGAATTACCATCTAAATCAATATTGAAAGCTAAAAATTCAGAAGGATTTGGATCTCTGCGAGTATAAAAACTATAACCTCCTTGAGTACCTCCAATAGTTGATGTTCTGAATTGCATACTACTTCCAGAGGTTGGAACTATTATTTGCCTTCTTATTTCGTTTCCCGTTTTAAAATCAATCCGCGTTGGAGTATTATTATCTGCTCCTTGTAAAGTAAATATGCCTTGTGTAGTTGTATTGTTTATATTTAATCCTGTAAACGTTCCCGTTGTACCAGTTAATGATCCTGTTAATATTCCACCTGTCAAAGCTAAATATGTTGATGCTGCCTCGCTTGTTAATAACGCTGCCGTTGTATCTCTCCATAAACCACCTTTATAATACAAAGATGAACTTTCAACAGGTGATGTAATTGAAACATCATGAAGCTCTGATAATTTATAACCCGATGCCACTCGTATTGCTATTGTTCCTGTGTTTATTGCTGAATTGATACAAAAGCCAATAGGCATATCAATATTAGGTGCAACTGGTTCAACGTCTGTCCAAACACCTGCAACCGTTGGCGAAGGGTAAAGGATCGCACCAGCCGCAAAGGTATCAGTGTTAACCTGCCTTATTTTGCCAAATGAAATAACATACCCATCCTCACCATTACTTAAATCGTGTGCCGTTATTCCAAGTAAATACTTTGCATCTATTGAGCCGTTGGCAATAAATTTTGCAACGGTTATCCTGCCACTTGCGCCAACCGTGCCATTAGCATAAACAATACTACCTTTGGTAATGGTCGAGCCTGTTTGATTCTTAACTAACCAAAAGTTTTTAAATCCAATTTCATTTGGTACATTGTCATTTAAACCTAAAACAACGGTTGCCAAATCAGAATCCCATCGCATTTTTGCAGTATCGACATTGTTCGTAGGAACACCTACATTAAAAAACAATGAATCTACAGGCTGTGTAAAACTAGAACCACCACCACCGCTAATTAAATTCCAAACGTTGGAAGTAAAATCAAAAGAGTATAATTTTAAATTTATTGTGTCAATAATTACCCATGCGTTTTGGTTGTTTATTGGTTGTATGGATGCTGTGTCGGAAATTGAACCGCGCCAAACAAGCCCGTCGGCGGTGGTCTGGAAACCCAATCTTTGTTTGTTGGTCGTTGTTGGATATTGGGCAAAAGCAACAGTAGAAGCTAAAATAATAAAAGCAAGAACAAGGCCTTGTTTTTTGTTACCCGATTTGTTTATTAGTTTTTTACCGACATTTAAAAGCAGTTCACGCACTAAAGTAAGTGCTACTTCGCCCATGGCTTTTAAAAACCTTCTTTCTTTTTTTGGTTTAATTTCTTCCATTAGTTTATGTTTATTGCAAATACAATGTAATTACTTCCATCGTAATGCGTATTTGAATCAATAGTAATTGTTGCAGGTAATGTGATAGTATATTGACTATCTACTAATTTTTGCCCATTCTGGTAAACGTGAATAGATGCGTTTAAATTAGTTGTGGGTAACTTTCCATTATTCTGTGTCCATGTCAATACATTAGAATTAGTATCAAGAAATTCTTGATTAAATATTGCAATGGCTGAACCTGTAACGGTAACATTATTAATTGTTTCAGTGACATTATTATTAACCACTCCACCACTTCCGGCATTGTTTGCAACTTGATTAAAGTCACGAGGTTTAGATAATACTGTGCGTTCTGTGTAGTTAGGCATCTAATTCTATTTTAAAATAATCACCTTGCCAAATCTCTGTTTTTAAATCTAAACTTCCTCTTTCAAAAACGTAATATCCGGATGAATATTCTATAACTTTATGAGGTAAATAAGGATTATCAACTGATAAATTTTGGAATGGCATATCTACCATGCGTAGCTTTGGTGTAAGTTGACCGCGTATAACTTCATTTACTAATAGCTGTGTGACGTTATTAAAGCCCGATCCGTTGCCTACATCCCAGCTGCTACTATTTTCATACGTGCCAGATTCAAGAACCTTTAATCCTCCATCTGTTGTTTTACTTGGCCCATCACCTATGTATGTATCAAGGCTAAAAACTGTGGAAGATTTATCGTCGTTATCAGAACCATATTCAAGAATATCGCTTTGTCCTGATACGGCACCAGTAGGAAGAAATTCAAGGTAATTATTGCTTAGTAAATAAGATACGGCAAAGTTGGAAATTATACTTGTTCCTGCCTCGTTTCTCATTTGCTTTAATCGCATTTCCCAAATATACTCCGCAGTATCTGGTATATCTAAAGTATCAAAGGTGATCGTCTTATATGCAACAAAAGCAGCATCAGCCGTTATAGTTTCAGTATTAAATTCGTATTCGTAAAAACTACTCTCCCAACTTGCAGCTTCTAATTGAAAGTTAAATCCACTTGTATAATTTACACCTCTTTTTAAATATTTATTTTCTTGCTTAACTTCTAAAGACTTTATTTTTCCTGTAAACCTTGGAGATGATACACTACTAAATTTTAATGTATCTGTATTTGTAGCAATAATAACATAATCGTAATCGCCACTCTCTGTAATTGTTTTATTTACACCTCCTAAACTTAATAATAATTCACCATTATTATCAATATCAACTTTTATTTTAACATAATATTTTCTTCCATTGACTACTGAAAATGTAGTGTAATATGCGTCTGTTGTAATTAAAACTCCGCTTAATATTTTATTATCAATAATCCATCCACTTCCTAATGTCCAGTTTGCATTTTCAAAACCTTGTAAAGGAAAGCTATTAATTATTGATACTACTTTAACGGCAAATACAAATTGATAAGCCTCAAAATTAGCAGGATTTAAGGCCTGTGCATAAAATCCAAGTATGCCAGTGTATGACAAACGAGCATCCGGATTAGATGCATCTAATGTAGGAGTGGTTGTAATTACCGGAGTAGTATTGGTTGCGTAGTTGTATTCTACACCTGCTAATAAGTTTTGTTTAGCAAAATGATTATAACGTATTACTACATTCTTTAAGGCAGGATAATAAGTCCATTTACCACCGCTTAATCTCATTAAGTCACTTCCTGGTAGATTGGTTTGAATATTAGAAAGCGTTAAATCTGCGGTAAATGTACCTGATTGCTGAATGCCAAAAGCATTGTATTTAAAGTATCTTTTAGTTGCTGGTGTTCTTGAATTATGCTGAATAACTGTTAATAAAGAATAATCCGAGGCAGCATTGTAGGCTATTGTATTTTCATGCCAATTAAAAATAGTATGTAGCACCGGCAAACTATTTGCTACTAAATTCTCTTGTACAAAATCTAACTGATTAAGGCAATTTAAAATATGCTGAATTACTGTGTCCTGCCCATTGTAGGGCCCAACCGCGCTTTTATAATCTAATGTTTTTAACCAACCTAATCCATCTATTGCAGATATTTGAGCCTGATAACCTATAACTAATGGTACATCTTCAAACTCTACTAAATCTGTCACTATGTAGCCATACCACTTAAACGATACAGTTGTGTTATCATCTTCGTAGGCTATTAACTCCATTGTAAATCTACCCTCAACTGCTAATCCAATATCAAGAAGTAAGGTTTGTAAATCTTCATTATTTATCAATAAAGACAATGAACAACGAGAACCAATAATAGGAGTAAACCTTTCCTGACCTTGCTGACTTTCGCTGTCATACTGGATGCCTAATGATAATGTGTCAAATGTTTTCACAGTACCGGAGAAAGCACTATCTTTTATAGATACAGTAATCTTTCTACTTTTCTCATTATATACTGTAGTCGAAAACCTTATAGCCATTATTGTATTCTGCTTAATCCCTTTTGAGATCTGTTTAATAATATAATCAAATCATTTCCGCTTATCCTTGTTTCAAGACTTCCACCTACACCCATATCTCCCATCATTGATTTAAGTTTAGATAAAGGTGCTATTACTTCAGGGTCAACGCGTGCGTTTCTGTTATCTCCCACGGTTGCCATTGTAGGGCCGTATGCCAAACCTCCTTCGGCTAACTTTGGTGCAGATAAACTATTTTTTACCAATGTACCTAAAGCTACTAAAGCAATACCACCAGCAATAGCAATAACAGGATTTAAAGACTTTAAAGCAGTCTTAATACCTAAAGCCGCTATACCTACTTGTATAGCTAATTTACCAAAACTAATAACCGCTTCGGCTACTGGCAATAAAAAAGACTTTATATTAAATCCTGCGCCTGACAAGGCATTACCTAATTGTTCGCCCAATGCTACCGATAAATCAGTTAATGTACCTTCAATGATATTTTTAAAACCTGTATTTAAATCCTCTATTCCTTTTTTTAATCTAGTTATGTTATCATCAGTGACTTGTATTGCTTTTCCTGCGGCTGTTTGAGCAACTGCAAAAGCATCTGTTTCTTCTTTTGCTCTTTGCGTTTCAGCTGTTACGCTTCTTAATTGGTCTGGTAATTTACCTATAGTGGGTAATAAATTTGTTGTTGGCATTAATTCATTTACAGGCTGTGATTTTACTCCTCCACCTGTTCTAGCTCCTACCGTTCCTCCATTTGTCGGTGCGCCACCATCACCAAATATTAAGTCACCTGTATTTGTATCACCTCCTCCATTACCTGTTTTAGGAATAGGCGTAGCCATAAATAAGCTTTTAAATTTGCCTTTAAGACTGTCAACTGTTTCGCCTATTGTTTTAAATTCCGCTGCAACTACTCTTTGTTCTTCTTGATACTTTGTCATGCCTGACAAATCAAATAAATCTAATCCTAATGCTTTTTGTAAACTATCTAATTTACCTAAAACAAAAGTTACTCCTTGCATTACGGAGTTTTTAATATTAATCCAAATATTTTTAAAGTTATCACTAAATGCTTTCCAGTTATCGTAAACATATAAGGCAATAGCACCAACCGCAGCAATAGCTAAAGTAACACCAAGAATAGCAGGATTAGCAAGTATTTTTGCGAAGGCACCGGATATAACTGTAGATAGGTTTTTTACCGTAGTCATTATTAAACGAGTAGTACCAATCAATGCACTAAAAGTAGATATTAATTTTCCTACTATGAAAATCGCAGGGCCCAATGCTGCGACTAATAAACCAGCCTTAACAATAAAGCCCCTCTAAATTTAATGTTTCATTTATTGCTTTACCTAACTCTGCTAATGATGCACTAACATTGTCTTTTAAATTATCAAACGTATTAGCTAAACCACCGTTTGCCCTTTCTAAATTACCTAAAGCACCAACACTTCTTTTTATAAATTCTTCGCTACTTATTCCTAACTCCCTGATTCCTTCGGCAGTCACTACGCCAAATTCTTCTTTCATAACTCTGGCAAACTCTGGAAGCCTTTCTTTTATTTGATTAAGATCCTCCTGTGTCACCTTACCAACTGCGCTTATCTGACTAAGAGCTAATACTACACCATCAAATTGTTCTGCACCACCTCCTGCCCTTGCTACAGCATTGCCAAACTGTGTGATAGTTTCACGAGCAGCGTCGGCATTCATGCCTACACTTTGTAAAGAAGCGGATGCCTTTACAACTTCGGGAAGGGCAAGGCCCGGATTTTCGGCAACTTT